GCACAAGGGCCTCAGGTGATGCTCACACCTCTATAGCTAATGGTTTCATTAACAGATTCATTATTTGGTATTGCTTGAAACATCGTGATCCTAAATCATGGTCATCTTTTCATGAAGGTGATGATGGTTTTATCAATTGTTATAAGGACGATGTTGATGACATATCACTTAATCTGAACGTAGCTCAACTCCTAGGATTTAAACTCAAAGTCGAAATACCACCTTGTCCAGAAGTCGCAAACTTTTGTGGACGTGGTATTTGTTCTGGTTGTCACAGAGAGTTTTGTGACCTTAAAAGAGCTTTCTCCAAGTTCCACATCACTGTCAAAGATGGGGACCTCAGAGCTCTTGCTCTTGCAAAAGCCTACTCTTACTTGTCTACTGATCCTCATACACCTATGATGTCAGTTATGTGTCAAGCTATCATTGAACATCTTGAACCATTATTGAACAATAGAAAGTTTGATAGAAGATTTAGAATTGCCGTTAAGCAATTCAACAGATATGCTACCGACATGATTATGAGAGGCCGTAAAAAGATAGAAAGAAATTTGCCTATCTTACCTTGTTGTCGTGCTGCTATAGCACTTAAGACGGGTTGGTCTCCTGCTCTTCAAGAGCAGTTTGAATCGCAAGTAGTTAGGTGGAAGTACGGTGTTACACAAATAGAACCTTTGCCAGTCGATGATTATCAAGTTGATGACGCAAAGGCTGTATTTTACTAAGCTGTAATCCCGATTTGGTCTCCGGGTAGAATTGCTAGACCACAGTCATAACTTTTCGACTTTAAGATTTACATCGAAAACATCGAATATGACTGGTAGCAACCGAAATACCACCTCTGGCCAGAAAGGCCATGCCAAGAGACAAAAACGGAAGAAGAAGAACCAGAACTCCACGCAGAAGCACACAGTTAACAGCATGCAACCAAGGCAAATTAAGACCGGGGTTTCCATGTCAAGACAGGTTAACAATCGTGACACAGTTCTCAGAGGCAGTGATTTCATCACCTCCTTCAAACTGGCACATGACACTGATAGTCGAGTCCTTGTTGACGAGTTAATATCTCCGTCTGCCATGAGGCAAACTAGACTATTTTACTTAGCCAACTTGTGGGAAATGTATCGCTTCACTAAGTTCTCCGTGAGGTACGTTCCAGCACTACCCGACTCCGTTGGGGGTCAGATCGCTGGTTACATTGATACTGATCCTACCGACGTTGTTACTGAAGAAGGGGAGGACCTTGTCAGGGCCACTAATTCTCAGACAGGCGTCAAGCAGTGGAATGTTAGCCAGGGCTGTATAATCAACCTAGCCAAACGCAAAGATGACCAGATGTTCTACACAGGACTCACTCCGTCCTCAGACTCTGGACCATCTGACCGTCAAACCTACCAAGGTAGGCTGTATGTCGTGCAAATGACAAAACCCATGAACTACTTAGGGCAACCACTCACTGAAGACATCAGTGCTGGAAGCCTGTATGTTGATTGGGAGATAGTCTTCCGCACACCGCAACTCGAGCCAGTCGCCCCCACCGGCAACTACGGCGAGGGGACAACAGCACACATAAACAACCTTGGGACTGCGACTCACGTGGAACAAATTGATTTTCGTCAATCTGCAGCCATTGGTATGCGAAGCATCTCCAACGGCCTAGCTGACGATGGCAATGTCTTTTTACAACCCAGGGTCATCCTGCACGATAGTACAGGAGCCGTTGTAGGTCAACTGGCCAAATTACTAGACGTCGCGGGTAAAGTAGAATGGAATTTTGAAGAACGCCTGGTCCAGGCTGGTAGATATTACCTAAGCGTGCTTTGGGACGGAGTCGCAGAACCTCCTACCGAGGATAAGATATCACTTTGGATAAGGTACCAACCCATACTTCTTGGTTTAGGCCAGAAGCTCCTTTCCAAATGGGCGACCATTCAATCAGTCGACCGCAGTACATTACCTACATCCGTCCGCCAACGCATGCTCGATGTGGCAAACAACTACTAGGCACACGAATACTGACAGATTGCGCAAGCATCCGAAATCTCGTGTGTTGGAACGGCCACCATAAGTCCGTCTCCTTCCCTGGAAACGTGATCAACGACCTGTGATCCTCTGTTCATAAGGATAGAGCTAGCCCCTGGCCGCTAAGTTATGGCGCAGGCTTAACGGAGATTGTCCCCGTTTGTAAGGATAGAGCTAGACCCTGACTCCAGCGCAGGCTGAGCAGAGAACTCGATTACAGGGCTTGAGCACTCGCACTTCCGAGGCGCCTAGAAAGTAGTGAGCCTGTCTGTTAGCACCAACTACCGAAACGATAAACACTTGACCTCTCAACGAAATCCCAGTTGAGTTGTATCCGGGTAGAGCGGGA